ACCAGTAGTTCCTTGAGTACCTTGAGTTCCCTCAAGACCCTGAATTCCTTGAGTACCTTGAGTTCCCTCAAGACCCTGAATTCCTTGAGTACCTTGAGTACCTTGTGAACCAGTAGTTCCTTGAGTTCCTTGAGTTCCCTCAAGACCCTGAATTCCTTGAGTACCTTGTGAACCAGTAGTTCCTTGAGTGCCTTGAGTTCCATCAAGACCCTGAATTCCTTGAGTACCTTGAGTACCTTGTGAACCTGTGGTTCCTTGAGTGCCTTGAGTGCCTTGAGTGCCTTGAGTTCCCTCAAGACCCTGAATTCCTTGAGTGCCTTGAGTACCTTGAGAACCAGTAGTTCCCTGAGTTCCCTGAACACCTTGAGTGCCTTGAATTCCCTGAACACCTTGAGTACCTGTGGTTCCTTGAGTACCTTGAGTACCTTGTGAACCAGTTATTCCTTGAAGACCCTGCGGTCCTACTTGTTGATTAAAAGTGATAGTTGCTTTTGAACCATTTCCAGTTGCGGTAACTCCTGGCCCAACAAAATTAAGAGTTGTAAATGATGCGCCAATACCAACACTTTCTTCTTCAACAGCAACTCCAGTCAATGCTGTATTAACAATCTCACCGATTACTTCAATAGTACCAGCATCTGCCCAAGTTACACCTGCTCCAGTAGAGACTAATACTTGCCCCCGACTTCCAACTTGATTATCTTTATCATAAAACCCCCCACGAAGTCTCAGATCACCATTAATGTCCAAATCAGCACTTGCGGATTCAGTTCCAATGCCAACTTTTCCAATAACTTCTAATGTCGTTTTATCTTCAGAATAAGAAGATATACCGACTTTAAGATTTTTTTGGCGATTGCTGAGATATTTTGACATTTCTATTAGTTTAAACTATTAATTTAATGATTCTAAAATGCTTGCAACAAATTTTAAATTTGATCCATCACTGCCAGATAATACTAATTTATCTCCACTTTCAAGTACCAATTTTCCAGAAAGAAGATTGGCAGTATCATTTCCAGAAATGGGAAAATTCTTAAGTAGCTCGGTATCAGTAGAACTTCTTCTATGAATCAAATCAACAGATTCAGTTGTCGATCCAATATTTGCAACTTGGCATAATAAAACAACACCAGTATATCCAGTTGGTGCTGTATATACTTCATCATCTGAAAGTGATACTACTGCCGTGATAGTCTGAAATACATTAAGTGCTAATGCCATTTTATTATTCTCCTAATGCTAGAATAAATGGTGTTAATGTTGAGAAAAGACTCTTAGAATAAAATCTTCCAGAAATAGTGCCTGTTAATTGGTCAACAACAACACCATCACCTATTCTAAAATTACCTGCCTGGTCTGTCGAAGTATAAACAACTAATCCACCATTTCTCATATCAGTTTCATTTTGCTGAATGGGAACTCCTCCAGCCTGGGGGAAAGCAGAATCAATATTAGTTCCTGTTCCTATGTATTCCATAGAATGACCAGAGGCAAGAACTCTACTTTGTTTGAAGAATGGAACTTCAGTTCCAACTCCAACAGAATATGGTAGATTTTCTGTAATAGTAATTGTACAAATTCCAGAAACTACTGGTGTTGATTCTCTAATAGCATAATAAGTTGGAACTAAAACTGCTGTTCCTGTTGCGGTTGAACCTGCTCCTTGAGGACCTGAAATGGTGATATTAGGAGTAGTAGTGTACCCTCTACCGCTAGAAACTATTTCTACACTCGTCACCTGACCATTCTCAACTTGACCAACTCCAGTTGCTGGAACACCCCAATTAGTAGATGGACTTTCAAAAGTTACTGAAACATTTTCAGTGTATCCACTTCCACCGGAAGTAATATCAACATTCTCTACTGTATAAAAAAGTTCTCCAAAATAAACAACTTGACCATCAAAAGGTCTTACCGCATTAATTTTTACAGTGCCACCAGATGTATATGTATGAGGTAAAGTTGATGCCCCAACATATACTTCAAATGATGTTGAACTTGGAATCGCATTTACTTCAAAAATATATCCTTTATTTCCTGAGGGATAGGTAACTGTAGTAATCCCCCCATCAGAAGCACAAGTAAATCCGAGACCAGAAATTGTAACTCCCATCCCAACATTAAAATTGTGAGTCGAATCGACTGTGATTGTAGTTAATCCAGTCACATTATCATAACTGGCATTAGTTACATTTAATGTTGGAACATTCAAATCCAGTACGAATGTATCAGAATTTGCTGCTGCTGCGCTTGTAATAATTCCAGTATATTTTCTTGGTCCTATGCCATCTGCAACTAATGCATAGTTACCAAAAGAAGAGTTTGAGTTGGTTAGATCGCAAGCACCACCACTACCACAATAAACTGAAATGTCATTACAAATAGTAAATAATGAAACTAACTGAGCATATCCTTCATTTGTAATAGAAACACCAATGCCACCTTGATTATATTGAGTAAAAGAGTCTGTAACCATACTCTTCAATTTACCGATACAATCGGTACCATCAATTTTTAATCCAATGCTATTAGAAATAAAATTTGTACAGTTTCTAATGTATGGTGATTGTGAAGTAAACCCAACGGTATGTGGATCAAATCTAAAGCAAGCCTTTCCGGGATCTACCGATCCCTTAAAAGACATTTCTGTAACATAAACACCTTCTCTAACATAAAAAAGGTCTTGATTTGAATTCTGTGGAGTAATTGTAACTTCTCTTAAACTATCTCCAACTATTGAAACTTGCCTTGGAATAGTTAAGGGATTATCTTCTATATAAGATCCAGCACTAACTCTAATAATGGATCCCTCTTCTGCGATTTCAAGGGCTCCTTTAATTGTTGCTTTTGCGTCTCCGAGTTTTTTTCCTGTATTTGCGTCGCTTCCGTCTTTTGTGACATATAAAACATTAGTAACTGTTGCTCCGGCACCGATTCTTACAACATCAGTACCAATACCTGTTCGTTCTCTGCGGGAAAATAATTCGGCATCATAAGTATTTAAAGCTAGTTCCCCTAAACGCAACTGCTCTATCGTTGGTCTCTTACCGGGAACCGAAGATCTTTTTATCCTAATATTTGGATCAGCCATTCAACCTCATTATGGTATTTACCGCAGAGACTCTTATATAAGAGTCTTTATTATTTATAGACAAATGATATTAAATTATTGAAAATCTTCAGAATCTGTCTTAGTAGTTCTCTTTGATTTTTTTAATTTCTCAATTTCATTTTGTAATGATAAATTTGTTTGTGTGAGAGTTTCAACCTGAGTCTCTAGAACAATTGTTTTATTAAAAAGGTCAAAAGATTTTTGTTGATATTTTGCCAAAACTAATTTTAAATCTTCTTCAGACATAAAAAATACACCCAGTTTCCTGAGTGTATTTATTACTAATTAATTAAATTGAATTAAGTGAATGTGCCACCATCAATAGTTATATTCTGAAGAATTAATTCTCCACCAACACCACTACAGGAAATAACCTTAGTCGAAGTTCCTCCACAATCACTATTATTAATCCACAATTCTGAAATCTCAAGAGGAGCATAAGTGGAAACTGTAATTTGTGGAGCATTTGTAGTAATTCCAACAGATTCGTCAATATCGGAAGCAAGTTTAAATCTTGAGCTGGATGTCTCCCAAATAAGAGCAGAAGTCTTTCCAGCTCCAGATTCACCATAATTCATTAAGATTCCAAGATCCCAAGTGGTATCTGTTGGAAGTTGTCCATTAACAACTCCAAGTTCAATAGTACGGTCTTCAACCGTAATTTCTGAAGTATTTACTTGAGTTGTAGATCCATTAACATAAAGATTTCCACTAATGGTAACATCTGTCGCAAACCCAACAGTTCCAATATTATTAATGGTAATTGAATTAGATCCTGTTGAGGACTTAATTGAATCTGCCTGAATAGTTCCTACACTGAAAGTACCAGTTCCATCTGGATTCAGTGAAGCAGCAGTACTAACTCTTATAGTTTCACCTGTCTGACTGGTTGAGTCGTCAGCAAAGAGCATATAATAAGTTGCATCAGTAGTAGTACCAGTTGTATCTACTGTAATTGCACGAGTTGCTGTTGAAGCAGTACCACTAATACTTCCAATATTAGCAGATCCAGTTATGTGAAGATCACCAGTGATAGTTGTACCACCACCTACAGTATATCGTGCTCCACTATTAATAAGTTGTCCATTTACATCATCCCAAGCAGGCAGGTAATTATCAGTTAAGTCTGCTGCACCTTTTAATGTAACTGCGTCTGATGTAATGGTAATTCCAGTTCCAACATTAACATCAATTGTATAATCAGTACTGTCATCGGCGTTTGCTGTGGTAGCACTTAGACCAAAACCACCAGTAATGGTTTTAGCATACTGACCAACAGTATCAGTGCCAAGACCAACAGAATCTGGTTGAATTGTAGCAGTACCACCAGCACTGATTAATACATCACCGCTAATATTCGCATAAACATGCTCCCTAATAATTTTCGGAGAAACTGTTCCATTTTCTGTTGCACTGAGATCATATACTAAGAACTCGTCACTATCGTCTAAAGAAGTGACTGTGGGAAGAGTATTATCATTAATAATATCTATATAAGAAGCATCTAAATGACCGTGTAAATCTTGTGCTGTAACTGAACCCATACCAACATTAATTCCGGTAGAATTTAATGTTGTAGCCGAACCAACAACAAGAGAAATTGCTATCTTAACATTATCTACAAGTCCAACAGTAATACTGTTACCGGATCCTACAGTGTTGATTTCATCCGGAGTACCAGCAATAGTAAAGGTCTCACTATCCAAATCAATGGAAAGTGGGACTCCATCATCTCCCTGAAAATCTAAATCTTGTGCCGTGACTTGTGCGTCAACATAAGTCTTAATTGCTAATGCTGAAGCTAAAGTGTCGTGAGATGCAGAAACTGTTGTTAAGTCATTATCAATATCAGTTACTCCAATGCCAGTTCCCTCTGGAAATACTAATGTTGTGAGAGAAGTAGTTCCAGTAACAGAAAGTGCGCTTCCAACTGTTACATTTCCATTAATTCCCAATCCACCATCAATTTGTACTGCACCAGTGTTGGGATCGCCTAAAGTATTGGCAGTAGCATTGCTAAAAGTTGTAATTCCTGAAAAATCAGCAGGAACATTTACATCAAGGAAACCACCGCTAACAAATGTTGTAATTCCAGTAAATTCAGCATTAAATGAACCGCTATCCCAAGATAGATTACCAAGACCATCATTTGTTAAAACAGTTGATGTCGATCCCTGAGTCGGAGGAAGAGTTAATGTATATCCAATTCCAAGTTGATTTGGTGATTTTATCTGGATAAACTTAGATCCATCTCTATCAACCAAATTAAGTCCAAGAGAAGTTGTTCCATCTTCTCTACTCCAATAACGATGAGAACCAAAAAATTTGTTTCCATTTACCGAAGTGGTTAGTCCAATGAAAAAGTCAAAATTATTTGTCGAAAACGCTGGTTCACCTGGACGCAAAGCTGGGACTGTTCCCGCAATCCCGGCTTCTCCCCTTTTAAACTGAATTACGGGTGTAGCCATGCTTACTATTACCTAATAATTTTACTATTATTATTTAGTATTAAAATGTCCCCGCATCAACATCAATACGATCATCTAGATCCGTATCAATTCTATCTAAGAATGCAGTCGAAAGTCCAACTGTTCCACTAGTTGGAGTTTGGTATTGATCAGTTGCAGCTGCTGATAGAATATCATCAGGATTCACTGCCGTCCATTTTTGAGTGGATGCATTATACATTAAAACAAAAGTATCCGGAGCACCATTGCCACTATTTCCATCATCAAAATCAATTAAATCTTGAAATCTTGCTGGCACTTGAATACCTCCAACATTTGATATTACTTTAAATCTTTTTGATGATTTTAACTTGACATTAAAGTTGGACATAATTAGTAATTTCCTCGGAAACTATAATGGTACCCTCTACAACTCTATTCGTAAGTGACCCTGATGCCGGTGAGGATAAAATACTTACTTGGAAGTAATTTCTACCGGGTTTTAAAGTTGAAGTTTCAGTTTTTGCTAAAGAAACTTTTATTTCATTTGTTCCAGGATCAAATACAGCAGATTTTTCAAATGCCGTAGTTGCACCAGGATATTTTTTTATAGAAAAAAGTCCAGAATAATCCAAACCAAAAACATTTGGACCAAAATCTTCAGTAAAAATGTCAAAAGTTACTTCAAAATCGGTTCCTCTCTCAATAGTTATGTTATTAATCTGAGCAACGGACATTTTTTATACTCTTTCTAACTATTTATTCTTCAGAATTTTCTTTAGATTGTTGCTTTAGAAGTTTTGACAATTCGGCAGTTGACCCAACAAATAATGCATTGTTTGTAACATTTGTAGGACCTTTTCCCTTTTCATTTTGAACATCTTTAACATCTTTATGAAGATTCATAAGTTTATCTGCTGTATCAGAAACACTCTTTATTATTTGCCCGGCAACTTCATATGCTCTAGCAGATTCTGTTTCTTGTGCAAGTTCTAAGACACCATCAATCGCTTCTCTTCCTTTTTCTAAGAGAGAGTATATTGTGCCTCTGGCATATTCATAATCTTTTTCAACATCCAAAGACCTCTTATTCTCAACAGGTTTATCATCAACTTTCTTTTGTTCTATTTCAACTTCAACATCAACTACCTTAGGTACAATTTCACCCGAAACATTAAACATATCATCCAACTTATCAAATTCTTTCATAGGTTCAATTAAAATAGATTCCCATCAAATCCAAAGTCATCTCCTGGTTGAATAAGAGCATTATCAGCTTCTGTAATCAATTCTATTGGTGTTCCACTTACGTGAGTTGTAATAGGTGTCCCATATTGTCCTCTAGCAAGAACTAAAGTATCTTGATTAATTACATCAGTCCTATCAATTTTATCTACGACTTTCAGTGTTTCATTATCAATTGTAACATAAGAATTGATAGGAATATTTGCTGCTTGAGAAACAGTAACCTCTGTTGTTGATTCTGACATATTGGATAATAATGTAGCAATTTGTAAGTTACTATAACTCTTTGTTGCTACAGGTGTGGCAGAATATGTAAGATCTCTTGAGGTTGATTTTGAATCTCCAGAAACAAGAGTAATAGATGCTTTCTTGATAATATCCTTGTTTGCGGAAGATGTTGGACCAAAAAGATAAGTTTTTGCGTTAAATCTTAAAGTATAAACTAAAGCTCTTCTAGTAGAATAATCCCCCTCATAATTATCCTCCATATTAATTGATTCTAAAACAATCGATACATCTCTTTTTTCGCCAATTGTTTTTACTAAATCAATTGTCAAGTTGTAAGAAGGTTGAAAATATGGTAATATTTGTTCAATAATTTGAAGCATATCATCATTTAACTTAGTCATAATACTAAGTTCAAACTGCATATTATATGGAACGGGCATATAAGTTTTCTTCAAGTCCGAACTGTCGGTTGGAGACTTTGATATAAATGTTTGAGTTGTTGTCAATTTTCTTGTAGTATCATAAGAAAGACCAACAAATTCAAATGACATTCTTGGAAGAGTCATTTGAACAGGAGTATTCAGATTTGGTTGTTGCTCAATTCTTGCCAAAAACTTTTGAATTGGTCCATAAGCCAGAGGTACTTTTATTACAGAACTTACATTCCCGGATTCATCAAAATGTTTTACATCAATTCCATTGAATAAAGTTCCAAATCCAATAATTGTTTTGCGAAATATTTCGTTATAGTAATATTCAAACATCTTAACCTCTTAAACTATGGAGTTCCAAATGGATTTTTTTCGCTAAAATCTAAAATCAAATCTGCTTCAGTTTCAATTTCAAGATTGTTTGCAAATTTATCGCCAGTATTTGAATTATTTAGAGACTGATTGTCCTGAAGATTATCTTCGCTTATATCAGTTAGAACATATGATGCTCCAGATTCTTGTCCAGTAATATTCTCTCCAACTCTAAATCTACCATCAAGATTAGATACTTCCAATAGTTTTGAAGTAATATTCCAATACTTAACCCTAGCAGTAGTTCCAGAAACACTTCCAACAATAACTTCGTTGAATTCAAAACTTCCACCGCCAGAAACAACATCAGGAGAACTGATTTCAATATCAATTGAAGTATATCCAGCACCTCCATTTATAATCTGAATTGCACTTATTGAACCATTGTTCAATACAGCAGTTGCAGCAGCAGATACTAAAGATATTCCAGTGAAGGTAATACTTGGTTGATTTATATATCCAGAACCAGGATTTGTTACAGTTATAACTCCTACTATTCCATCAGCAATAGTAGCAACTGCTTTAGCATCATATCCACCACCACCAATAAATGTTATTTCGGGGGGAACTGTATATCCAGAACCTGGATTTGTAATCAAAACTCTTTGGACTCTCTTGAGATTTGGGTCAGATTCGCAAAGGTCAATTATACCATCAATCATTTCAGCAACTCCAGTTGCTCTAACTCCTCCGGATGGTGGAAGTGAGAATCTAACCTCAGGAGTGCTAGTATATCCTCTTCCTCTATTAACTACCGTTACTGAATTTACACCACCATTAACTATGGATGTATATGCTTCAGCAGTTACTCCAGCACCAACAACTGAAAGTGTTTGAATGTATCCATAATCCTGAAGAAGTTCGTCAATTTCATCAATATCAGTATCAATAATTTCATCTTCATATCTGAAGAGTTCGCAAGTTAATTGATACACATAATTTTTTTGAAGTTGATAGAATGGTTTTTCGTGTTCAACATATTTAATTTCAAATATCCTTTCTCCAAGAGGGAAATAGATTAAATCGCCTTCTTTAGGTCTAGAAGTCAATTTTGAATCTGGCATATTTTTAATCAGATTTTCAATATAATTTTCATATCTTTCTTTTGATATTGTCAAAGTTAAATCATCAAGTTCTTGTATTCCAAATTTTGAAAGTATTGTCCCCTGTCCAGAATAACCATCATAAGATTCAACATATGCCTCAATTGCAAATGCAGAATTAAACTCAGACTCTACTACTTCTTTAATTACTGTTTTCTCGGTTATAAATTGTCTGGGCAAGTAATATACATCAATCCCATACATTCTTAATGACTCATTTATCAGGTCTTGCATCAGACCTTGCTCGCTTTTTGAACCGTTAAGTAAAAATGGATTGAGCATATTTTTATCCTATCATATCTAAAGGTGGAAGTTCGTATGTTGATGACATTTTATCCATTAGAGAATCAATTTCCCTTTGAGCATCTTCAACAAGAGTTCTTCCATCCAATTCAACACCACCAGGAAGTTTAAGACCTCTAAATTTATTGGAAATATTGTATCCCCATTGCCTCTTCATAAGTGCTGTTAAATATGGTTTTAAGAATGAATCATTCCAAACCTCACTATAATTATTTGGGTCCATTATTTGATAACAATCAATAACTAACCATTGACCCTCTCTAAGAGTATTCCAATCGACATCCAAATATAATCTATCTTGTCTCTTATTAAATCTTATTTGCTTATCTGTATTCAGTAAAAATTCAATATCTTCAAGTTTCGTTTTTATCATTGAGTATGTAAGAAGCTCTAGATTGCCCCAATAATAAAAATCATTTAAGAACAGTTGATATTTGACACTAAACATTCCACTTGAAATTGAATTAGCACCCTCAAATTTAAAGATCTTATTAACTCCAATTACGTTTGGGGGTATTGGTAAATAATTACTATTTTCTTTAAAATCATATTGAGTCTGAATACCATTTATTGTATTGTTTACAGTTGAAGTTGTAACCCCAACTTGACCCTTTGCTCTATCAATATCATCTTGAGTTATTTGATATTTCAAATAATTCTGTATTACACCATCAAAATGCCTTTCATAAAAGAACTGAAGAGCATCATCTACAAGGTCATCAATTTGCTCATCGGCAATGTTTATTTCCAGAACTGGATACCCAAGTTTTCTTAGGCAATAATCAACTAATTCTTGCCTTGTAGATGGTTTTGCCATTAGATTCTAGCCAGATTAGATACTGCTTCTTGTTGACATAAGTATAATTTAGCGAATGCCTTACACATAGTTTTAGCATCTTCAATACTTTCTATACTATCTATGTCTCTTGATATCTTTTCAAAAGAAAACATTTTTGAAATATCTTCTAAGATAATGTCTTCGGGATTAATCATTTTAAAGCATTCACCAATAAAGATTTAATTTCACTAATATCATTTTTTAATCTCATCAAGTCACTTTCAATACTTTGAATTCTTTCCACTTCAGTTTGTTTAATATTTCTCAATTTAATGTAATTTTCATACTCATTAATATTTGTATTAATAATTGATTTTGTGTTTTCATCACGAACTAAATTTTCGTGTCCCTTTACTTTACTATATTCCATCATGCTAAAGCGATTACTCTTAGGTCTCTTAATTTTGGTGGATAAACTTGAATATTTGAAGAAACAGATATCTTAATGCTAAAATATCTAAATTCTGCCAAATTGTCAATACTGAATTCATAATCTTTGAAGTAATTTTCAGTATTACCATTTCCGAATAATTCATTATTTGGAACAAATTTATCCGAAGTTCCATCACTGTTATTAACATCAATAATTTCACCAGAAGTAAATTTATTTGAATATCCTGGGAATGGATAATAAATTGGAGTCTCTGTTGGATCCTTCATTAAAGCATAGAATGCTCTAATGTCAGCATTTCTATTAATATATGCGGCAATATAAGTTCTCAGAGAAGTTGCTGGAACTTCAAGAGAAATTGGTTTTGTAGCATAATAGAACGAAACTGGATCTTTTTGTAAAGTTGAGACTCTTGAATCATTTATATAATTTTCAATAGGTCTATTGACTCTATTTGAAATTAGAATTGCTCCAACTCTATCCAAATCAATTACAGGAGTTAATCTATCATTTTCAGTTGTTAAGAAAGTTCTGAGTTCTAAAGATTTATTTGCTGGTTGATCTGTGAGATAAGTGACTTCATTTATCTTAGAGCAAATTAGTCTACTAGTGTTCATATAATTATCAACATTCAAATCAACTCTTTGATAACCTTGATCTACAAATGAGGGTTCAACTCCACTAACACTAGTTCCAGAAACTGTTCTTAAATCTGCTGATATACTTGTTTTTGGTGGAATGAAAGTTTCAACATTTGGTTTAATAATTTCAAATTGAATATTACTGGATGCTTGGACAGTAGATCCTCCTGTAGACTTAGTTTCTGAGAAATATAAAGGTTTCAATGAAGGATCTGGTCTTACAGTATCAATATAAAGAATATAGTAGTCAAGACCGATTGGTTCTAAAACGGAAGCATCTTGGAGTGTGTGAGTTGTATTGATTCTTCTCAGAGAAACTCCATTCAATTCATACTTATAAACTTCCTCACCTTCAAAGTGTGGTAAAGGTTTTGGTATAATACAACCATCACTACTACCAATCACATTCCCCCGAACAATTCCCGTCAATTGGTTTCCAGAAACGCCAGTATAGCTAAGTATTTCTCTATCAATTAAAATATAACCAGGATTTAATACACTCACAGTGGCATTTTCAAAAGTTGTAAATTCCGAAGTTGATGATAATTCTATTGAGGACAATGCTGGATCGAAAGAAATATTTCCAATTAGGGTTGCGGGATTAGTATCTGGTTTTACATTAGACAATTCAACAAAATTAACCTCAGAGTGCATTCCGTGATTCTGATGATTAACTTTAATGTGCAATCCATCAGTTATTTCTGTGACATTGTCGATATAGATTGGAACTGTTACTCCATCATTAATATTTACATTAATTTCTGATGAATTAGTATACATTAAAGTATATCCAATTCCAGTTAAGAAGTTTCCTTGAACATTATCAATAATAATTTGATTAAAATCTGTAACATCATCAACAGTCAATAACAAGTTTCTACCAAGAGTTTGATCTCCCAACTGAGCAACAGATAGAACATCTCCCTTTTGATATCCAGTTCCTCTTGTTGATATAGTTGCTGCGATTGCAACTCCATCATTAAAATCTCCATTAGGTAGAATTTCTCTTCCAATTGTGATATCCGCAGTTGCCAATCTGCCTTCAGAAGAAGAATTTTCTAAAGGTACGCCAAAGTAAGTGAATGATGTTCCATTTGATGGGGTATATCCAATTCCACTATTGGTAATTGATATACTTGATACCGCGCCAGTAGCACCAACATAATTTCCTGTCGCACCAGTAACAGTTTGAACAACTGTATTGCCAAGTGTAAATGTTGGATCGTTAAGAGTTTCTGAAATATCAACCTTTATTTTTCTTGAGAAAATTTCTAAAGGATTATTAGGCAATGATGAAAACTGTTTGTTTTTCTTTGTTAAATCTGGATTAAAGAAACTTACGCTTCCATTAGGAACAAATACTGCTGAATATAGAGTGAACTTAAGATCCTCAAATTGGCTTGGAGTCCAAGTAGAAGCATTTTGTGATTTGAATAAAGATCCAACTGTACTAATATCTGGTTGACTTGCGATAATAGTTCTTCCAGATTCTGGTAGAGATGCTGTGGTAATATCAACTTCCCCGAGTCTAGAGATCCAAGCATAATAGTTTGTGGAATCTGATTTAATTACAACCGCGTGCTCTGCATCTCCTTGTAGATAAACTGGAGCATCAAATTGAATTCTTGTGGCAGCAGAAGCATCTTCAGAAATTTCAATATCTTCTGGATAAACAATTACTTGGGAGAATGGATAAATTTCTCCAGTAGGTAGACCAAGTGACATTGGTCTTAGTTCTACAATAATAGGGAGAGAATCATCTTTAGATTGGAAGAAAAGATCGATAGCAGTTACAAATCTTCCATCCGGAGAATTAATAGTGAAAGATTGTGCCAATGGATCCAAACCAATAGGAGGAATTAGATCTGTAGATGCTGAATCTTTCGACTCTTTCCACTTTAAGAGGAATGCTCCAGGAGATCCATCTGCCCCAGAACCACCGGCAATTCCACCACCGCCGCCACCACCATAGGTGCCGCCTCTTCCGCCATTTGCGTTTCCACAATCTGGTACTTCACCGTCAGTTCCACCAGAACCAGCAAATTTTATACCATTTCCACCAGCACCACCTCTTGAACTTCCATCACCACAGTCTTCTGAATTTGGGTGTCCACAGTTTCCGCCGCCGATTAAACCAGCACCTCCACCGTATCCACCTTTTTTATTATCATCATCTCTATCATATCTTCCATCTTCGCCTTTTCCACCTCCACCGCTATTATCTCCACCTCTACCTTTAGATGTACTTGAACCACCTACACCACCTCTGGCAAGTATATTCTTGCCCAGTACATAACTTGGTTCTCCATCGGTTGCTTTATTGTCTAAAGAAGCTCCCTTTCCTCCAGCACCAACAACAATTGTTAAAACTTCACCTGGATTTACTGAAATTGATTTGGAAGCTACTCCGCCGCCGCCTCCGCCGCCGCCTGATCTTGAACTTTTTCCATATCCGCCGCCACCGCCAGCACCAACTCCAGAAGCCTCGATAGAAGTTACACCTTTTGGAACAGTAAATGTATAAGTTCCTGGAGTTGTATATAACTTAAATTGTTCAATTTTTTTGGATGCTGGTTTTGGACCAGGA